CGAAACAGGGTAAATGCTCCCGCTCTTATGGATATTTATATAGATTTTTTGGATAAAATGATATTAAAAAGTCAAGTAAAAAAGTACCCGCTCACGGCAGAAAGGAGGTCATTGTTGGGATTAGAAGTTTTTAGTCAACAACGACTAATGCCCCGTAAGCGGGTCTTTCGTACATCGCACCCGCTGTTCACGGACGGGTGTCAGACACCGATGTACTATCCAATCGTTTCTAGGCAAACGATCGAAACTTTTTAAACCGAGGGGCAGCTATTTGTAGGGATATGAGTGATACCCCTCGGTCGTTCATGCGAGAGCAAGATAGATCTCATCCATCTGCTTGGGAGGTAGACTTCAGAGACATTACTGATTCTCGCTATCAGCAATAAAGAGGAGACACCATGATAATGATTATGAAAAAGACCTGCGGAGATCTTGTAGGTGCCTCCTCCTCATTACTGAGGAACAGTTAAACTGTTTTTCTGCTTTCTGTTTTTTTCCATTCTTTTTCAACTAACTGTGAAACAATACCAGAAATCTTTTTATCGGTTCCTGCCATTTCTTTTAACTTTGCATGAGTTTCAACTCTTACAATGATAGATTTGTATTTAGTAGTGTCGGTCATTTAGGCTCATCTCCTCTAACGTAATCATCAACCAAACTTGAAAAATCATTTATCTCAGATTCTAATATAGAAAAATCTCTTTCTCTATGAGTCTTAGTTAGTTGTTGGAACCCTGGCATTTCTTTAGCTCTTTCCAAAGCTATTCTTGCTTCATCAATTTCATTGTAAAGATCCACGAGTTCTTGCTCTTTCTCTCTTGCGTATGCGTTTACTTTTCCCATTTCATTCTCTTTCTTTTAATTTATTATATGTAATATTATATAGGAAGTCCTACTGTATTGTCAACCCCTGTGGTAATGAGCTTTTAACTGCAACTAATAAAGGATCCGTGTTTATTTCACAATCCACATATCCTTGTACTATAGTTTGCAAATAGCCATCTGAGGGCGGGTGTTCACCATATTTATCAACCATACTGTAAAACATTATTGTTTGTGGCAGAATTTGTTCCATATCGGTATGCCACCTAGTATAATATTTTTTAGTGTAAAGGTTTGGATATCCCTCATACCTATCTAATGATTTTTCACATTCTTGTGTTATCTTAAATAAGGCACCAGTGACTTGATCGTCGTTAGATTGTTCCACATCTGCAACACTTCTAAAAACTAATTTATATCCAGGCAAAGTGAACTGTCCTATGTACTTTGCTTTTGGGCATCTAAACTTCATATGCTCGTGATTCATATTGGAACCATAAGCAAAGTAATATTTTACTTTTTTTTCTTTTTGCTTTCTATTAGCCATTCTCTTAATTTTTCTCCTAATGATTGTGAAGCCAAGTCAATTTTATTTCGTAGACTACCTACGATATTATCATCAACTGTGTTTTCACAAATTATGTCT